CCGTGAGTTGGGCGTAATCAATTGCCGCTTCAACGGCAAGGTTAACTGCAAGAGTGTTCATTGTTCCAGTCTCCTTCCAAATTCCTTTTCCTCAAGATCCGAGTTGTTAAGACTTCCTCCCTTGTTACGGAGAGACGATCTTGTAATCAAGAATGAACCTGATTGACGTTGTACCAGTCAAGGCAGTTCCGATGTCCTTGGCTTGAACGTCCAAGCCTGCTCCAAGCGCCACGGCGAGGGTTGTAGCGATGTTGGCGGTAGCTTCCCCACGGAGATCAAAAATCGCTCCGTCTGCAAGACCAGCAACATCCATGACAGCAACCTTGGCGTTTGCCGTGTCTTCAATGTCAACAGAGGTTGCAGTTGCAGCAGTACCCGCTGCCTTGACCTCCCCACCCACAATCATGATTTTCTTGGTCGCGGATGGGTTGACAATGAGGGTCTTACCGGCTTTGATCTCGGCAAGAGTAGCGGTGATGACCTTGGTGAAAACCATGTCCTCGGTAACGTCCCCGCCATCCTTCTTGAGAGTCCCCTTGATGTCCAAAGTTCCCTCAAGTCCGATAACATCGGATGCGCCGCCTTGCTCCCGGTAGTTCTGAGTATTTGGCATACTATTTTTTCCTTTCTTGGGAAGGGAGGAGTTTCCTCCTCCCGTCTGTCCCTGCCGGGATTAAGTGCTCATGTACAGCTTCTTGAGCGCCTCCGCTTGGATGACCTGTCCGCCAACCCGTTTCCGAGCGGAGAACTCAATCATGCCGGTTGCCTTGGAAGTGATCGGGTCCGCCATGGTTTCCATGACGATCCGGTCAAGGATGAGATACCCTCTCCGGAAGTCCCCGAACATGATGGGATAGGTACCGGAACTGATTGCAGGCATGTCCGGAGCCGTCCGATAGGGACGGTCCAGAATGGTCGGAGGCTCCGCTTCCCGGCGGATGCCCACTGCCCACAGATAGTTGCCGTTGCCGTCCTTCAACTGCCGGATGGTCTTGAGAGTGCTCCGGTTCATCAACCACTGCGAGTTGTTGAGGTAAGCCTCCTTCAACTCATAGTAGAGAGCGATCAAAGCATCGGCGGAAAGAACCGTTGCATGACCGTTGTTGACCGCGCCAACATTGGCGTTAGACATCAAGCCCTGAGGCTGACCCGCGCCATTGCCGGAGACGAACCCGGTACCTTCCAAAACGCCGAACTGCTCCGCGAATTCCTCCCGAAGGAAGGATTCAATGTTGAAAACCGAATCCTCCAACTCCTGCTTGGAGACCTTGGTCATGGCGTACATCTCATGACTCCGGAGTTGCTCCATGCCGAAGGAGGGATTGTCGGTCTCGGAACGGGTTCCGGTTTCCTCAACCCATGATGCCGAAGCAACACCCGTCCGCTTGGGGATCTGAACCTCGGTTCTGGAGGTCGTGCGGATGCGGGCCAACTGTCGAATGGGAGACCACTCAACTACATCCTTAATCATCTCCATGACGTACTCCGGAGGGGCAAGGTACCCGCCCGCAGTGTCATTGCCGAGGATGAGGGCTTTCTCCTCTTCCGGCGAAAGGATGCCGGTACCCTTGATTGCCTGAGGATCATACCCGGAGCGGAGGGCTTTGAAGAAAGCTTTCCTGCCGAGGGTTTCCTTATCCGCTTGTTTCTTGCCGTCCAAGAGTTCCTCTCCCTCACGGGCAAAGGAGGTCTCCATGTCGGCAATCTTTTTCTCCATGGCTTCCCGAGCGTCCTTTGCGGATTTCAACTCGTCCACAAAGGCAGAGATCTTCTCTTCCTTCGCAGCCATATCGCTGTTGATCTCCGTCAGCTTGGCTTCCATCTCTCCGGTTGCTTTGCCATACTTCTCAGCCTCGGCAACCGCCTTCTCAGAGAAGCCCTTGAACTCAACAAAGGACTCACTGAGCTTTTGCAGTTCCTGTTCAATGTTCACGTTTCAAACTCCTTCCGTATTTGGATGTCTGTTACTCACTCCCAACGGCTCTAATCTCCCGGCTCAGTGAGTGGGAGGAGTGTTGGACTCCCTCATGGAGTTACCCGCTGATGCTTCTCCGCAACTCTCGAATTTGGAGAGCCGCCTTGGTATCCGTTATCTGCTGAGTGAGGGCAGCAACCAACTCCGCTCCCGGCTCAGTGATGGGGCTCTCTCCCTTGGATGGGAAAGGCTCACCGAACTTGCTGAACAATTCCTCTGCCGCTCCTTCAAGCTCCTCCTGCTCTGATTCCCAAGCCCCCTTGGTACGGACCTTCTCAACGGCTCCTTTGAGTGCCGAGAGGTTGTACTTGATCTCGCCGTCTTCAACAACACAGAGAGGGAACTTGTACCCGGTCAAACTCTCAGAGTTCTCCGGGTCAACCCACAAGTGAAACTTGGCAAATGTTGACCACTGCTCCGGGGTCCAATCCTCCGGATCATCGTCACCGATGAAATCCCGGAAAGCTTTCCGGGCAATACCCGGTTCAAAGTCCTCAGCAGTGGAGAGGTCCAAGGAGGAGGAAATTGGTATCACTCCCTTGACCCCTGTTGGCTTGGCTCTGGGATTGGCTCCCCATGCAACAACCGAGATTTCCCAAAGCCGGATTTCCTTGAGGTACCGGACCTTCTTTTCCTTGTGGTACTCATCCTTCAACACATCAAAGCCGAAGCTGAGAGCATTGAGGATTTTCTCCTTGATCTTGGTCCGGACTTCTTGGGCAGTGTCCACAGAGGAGAACCGGGCTTTGAATTTCAAACCCTTCTCGTCCTCAAATGCTTCCTCAACTACTCCGATCACTGCCTTACTCCCGCCGAAAATTTGATGGGAGTCCATGAGCTTGACCATCCGCTTGGGGATGCGCTCCTTGATAGTCTTCTTGAAAGCCCCTTTGACGACAACCTCTCCGTAGGAGTCAACGTTGCCAAAGACAGAGGCGTACCCTTCCAAAGTCCCGGAGGAATCTTCCGAGTCTCCCGATGCTTTAACCTCTAGGGTTGCGGCATCAGGATCAAAGTATTTTTTCTTCATTGGTTTCCTCTCAAGGTTGTCTCTATTGGTAATTATCGGGTTGTGACTAGTTCCTCCAACTCCGTCTCCTTGGGGGACGGTTGGAAAGGAGCTTGTACAGCAAAGCGCAACGGCAATTTATGATCTCTTTTGCCGCCGCTCCAAGAGAGTCATCTCCGGGAAACATGAGTTGCGAGGAGCCAACCTTAAAAGCTTCCTCAAACCATTTCTTTTGCCCGTCTGCTCTCTTGTGAGTGTCTCTAGTCCGGCCATCAAATGTGGCGTCCCAAATCTTCCGGAGGTTGGCTTGTGGTTGAACGTTTCCTCCTATGCTGAAATGAGTTGCTGCATTGGAAGAGGAGTTTACTTCAGTCCGGGCAATGAGCTTTGCCCTCCTCCGGCTGAATGGATACCCCTGCTCTAACATGCTTGCTGTATCAAAGAGGGAAACTCCATCCCTGTTTGCCCGGTCAACTATTCTCCGGACCAAAGTCTTGGTTGATTGATTTACTCTCGTTATGTGAGTTGCAGTGTGAGTTCTGTTCCAGTCTTGAAGGACAACTAAATCAAATGGGTCAACCTCATCAAAGGGGTCTTTGAGTTGCCGTCCGGCTCTCTTTACAAAATGCCGTTCAACATCATAGAGCATGGTGGAATATTGGGGATGGTACTGAGGGATGAGAAAATCCTCAATCACTCTGTCAACAGCATGGACATCCCCTCCTGAATCCATGAATGCCTTTGCCGCCTTGGAAGCCGCTGCCCTGAAGACATCCCCAAATTTCTTAGCCCATATCTTTTCAAACTTCCTCCGGTCTGAATCAACGGACTTGACCTCCATGAGATACCCAACCTTATAGGAGGAGATTTCCTCCGGCATATCCAAGGGCAAACCTTTGAACAGATTTTCCACAAAGAATCTCACAGAAGGCTTTGCCTCTGCTATCCGGATAATTTTTGGCAGTGTATGCAATCGAAGCCTCTATGAGGGCTTACGCCTCCCGGATGGGCTCTCTCCCCTTTGGGAAAGTCCGGGAGGCTCTCAGCCCCCTCTTTGCTCACTCAGGGATACTGCCACTGAGGAGCCGCCAAAAGATTGGCAATTCTTATTCCTCTTCGTCTTCGTCATCCTCATCAGCATCCTCATCAGCATCCTCAACGGTCTCAGTCTCCTCCTCTTCCTCCTCTTCCTCAGTTGGGTCATTCACAACTTCATCATCAAGAGGAATTTCTCCAAGAGGAGTTAAGGATGCCGGAGCCCATGCAACGTCTCCCCATGGGACTTCCTCCATGCCAAGACCCAACCGGGCATTGATAGCATTGATGGGCCAAAACATTTTGGCAAGGGTTTCTCCCATGTCAATCTTCATTTTGAATGCTTCCCGCATTGCAGGAACTTCAGAGAGGTCATACCCAACGCGGATGTCTGGACCCCACATGGGAGCAAGGGTATAATTGAGTTTCATCTTGACCCAATCGAGAAGACCGATGATAGTATCCTCCCAAAAGCTTAGACGAGCAATGCCGAAGTTGTTGTACTTAGCATCCGGTTGTGCTCCAACAACCTGAGGAGGAACTCCATGGACGGCGCAGATCTCATACTTGTTGATTATTCTTTGCTCCAAGAAATCAAGATCCTTCTGAGACAGTGAGAGTTGCTTCCACTCCATGCCGCCCCATAGCACCATAGTCCTGTGGAGATTGCCCTTGGTGAACTCCTGCTCAATCGTTTTCTTGAGATCCTGTTGGTCCTCCTGCTCAAGGGAGTCTGCCGGAATTGTGAGAACTCCGTTGGGGACAGCGGAGTTGTCAAATATCGTCTGGTTCCAGTTGATCGCTGCATTCTCCGTTTCTATGGTCCTTGCAGCAGCAGTCAACGGACTCATGCCGGTATAGGGGTCCAGTGGATCAACAAATTTCCAATGGATGATTTGATCCGGCTTGAATATGACCTTCTTCCCCTCATACTGGAACCGATACCCGGAAAGGAAAAGCTTGGGATGAGGGATGGGCTTCATCATGTCCGGACGGACAGAGTATATGTGATGGGGTTGCCCGGTTTCTTTGTTGTGGACGATCTCCCAGTAATCATCTCCGGACAGGAACAGATGGTTTGCCCAAGTTTGGAACCACTGCTTTCTATCTGTGAATGGATTGGGACGAGCAAGCAGTTGCTCCAAAGGATGCCCCGGCAGAGGAGTCAAACTTCCATCTTCTCCTTGCTTGTACACTACCCAAGGGACGGAGCCAACCGCCTCTCCAATCGCGTTGATGCAACGGTAAACCCAAACAGAGGCTTTGTATCCATGCTTTGCTGCCTGCTCATAGGAGAACCCGTCTTTGAAGAACTGCCCGAATCCGGAAAACTTTTGGGCCAACAAAGCCGAGATGATCTGTGTAGACTGCCCGGTCTGTTTGGTTGTGAAAAAGTCTCCAACTGCGTTCAAAATGCCCATACTGTTATCATCGGCTCAATCTGAGATCCAATCTCCGGCTCCCGGAGGAGCATACCGAGAGAACCTATCTTGTAGAAGAGCCAATGCCTCCTTCCGTGTCTTTGTTACCTCTCCTTG